CTCTGGCTGTAGCTCCGAAACTTCCGAGGACTGGGACTCGTCAATGTTGAACGAACCGTCTTCGTTGATAACTTCCCGAACACTCTGCGCGATTTCATTTTGTCTTTCCCGCAAAGCTTGACGCTCCGTATTCCACTCTTTATTTTTTGTTGTGTAGATGTCCGAGCCTATCTCCCCATCAGAGAATTGGTCAGTTAATTCCTCAGTAAGGTCGTCCAAATAAGCAAGGCGGTCTTTTATGTAACCTTGTCGGTCTGCTAGTGGAATATCGTTCAGGTCAATAACCTTGTTTCCAAGAAAGCCTTCAACAAAGCCAGCATCTTTATACTGCTCGTTTACAAGGAGGTCTTTGAAATGACGCACTTCCTCTCTTGTGATTAACTTCTGAGCAAGCGCTTCGTTGATTTCATCTTCTGTCTTCCCTGACATTTGAAGGAAGAGTTTCTTAGTCTTATCTGTAAATTTATCCCACACCTTAGTAGCCGTGGGAGCCACTTTAATAGTAGCGAGATCAATAGTGGAACCAAAAGCAAAACCAACAGCGGCTGAGAATCCCAACTCCTTTAGAGTGGGCAGTCGGTGCTCGTCTATGATTGCCTGTGCTGTGGTATCCGCAACGGTTACTGCTGAACCCACTCCGCCTGTTCTAACGACCCTACCAGCGTAAGCTAGCTTGGAAACGTTAGCACCAGCCTTTAGGGTGTTACCAGCAGGGATGAGGTTAGCAAAACCAGCAAATAGAGCACGTCCTACTTGGAATTTTGGTTGCCCTTCTATCTCTTGCGCCGCCACGCTGCCTCCGAAACCTCCAATAAAGGAAGCCACAGGGTATGAGATACCGAAAGTAAACGGAGCTAAAGCAGCGCCACTAGCATTACCTGCTAACGCTATAGATACTTCAGCACCCATGCCTTTAACAGTGTCTCCCACAGAAGCCTCGAAGGTTTCTACTTCTTCTTCTTCTGGAACCTTTTCGTTAATCTGTTCCTCAATCTGGGAACTAGAAGCAAATAAATCAGGTGCGGGGCCTACGAGTTTGTACTTATTTTCGTCAGTCATTTTTATTCAAAGGATTTTAATTGTGTGTCAAAGAGAGTAATAGCAGTTTGAAGCATCTGTAAATCTTCCGCTCCGTAAGCCCCTGTTACTGTTCTCATTTTAACCATAGCATTTTCTTCTGCCACTGATGCTGTTTCCCCTTCACTCTTTTTTTGGTAGTAAATAATGGCTTTGTTAAGCTCGCTACGAATCTCGTTACCCACATAAACGTCTGCAAGTCCGAGCTGTAAGCTGCGCAATTCTGAAACTGTTTCAGGCGTAAAGTCCGAGAGTGAATTTATTCCATATCTAATATAACTAGCAGCCAAAAGAGGCTGAGCAATAGTAGAGTGTTCTTCTCGGATAAGCGCTCGGTCTTTCATTGCTGTTTCCAAGGCGAGCTGTGGATCGTTCACCATGTTTTCATTATAGAACTCATTAACAAGTGAGTTATATTTGTATCCAAAATACTTACCGTCATCTGAAATCTCCTCAGCATTATCAAGAACACCTGTGCGTTGATTCAGTGTTTGTATTTTATCAGCACTGGTCGAGGATAATTTCTTACGTTCTTTGATTTCAGTGGTTAATTCCTCGGTAAGGGTTCTTAACTTTGTAGGGAAGTTAGTATTGAAATGCTCAATTTGCTCGGCCTCTGTGGGTAATTGGCTGCTAACTTGCCAAACTTCCTTAGCCATTTGCTCTTTAAGAATTATAAATTCATTATTGTACTCGGAATCTTGGATATACTTCTTAGATTTAGCTCCTGTTACAGCCTTAGATACCTGCTCCTCCAAGTTGTTGGCTTCATCACTAAAAAAGAAGGAACTAGGGTGTTTCTTTTTATCTAGGAAAGCTCTGCTATTTTCAGCTTTCTTTAATGCTGTCTGAATACGGGGATCAGTGTGAGGAACTACGCGACCATCATCTGTCCTAAATTCTAACTCGCCTAGGTCGGCATTGATGTTTCCATTAATAGCCTTCGTAATTGTACTCTCAAAACCAGAGTAGTCCTCCTCTGCTGCAATACCTATAGGGGCTTTAGCAAAGCGTTTACTTTCATCAATAGTACCAATCTTGCTTTGGATACCCATGAGGGCTCCTCGTTGAACGTCACTAATCTGATCGCTCTTCAGTAAAGCCTGTGATGCGAGGGATAACGAACGAAAGGACTCCGTAGCTGAGCTGGTGTTTAAGCTAATACCCAGTTCGTCTAGCTGCTCACTTGTTATGCCTATTTGAGAAAATACATTATCAAAAGCGGCTTGCTGATCTTCAACAGTTCCGTGTGTAATGATGTTAGCGAACAGACTGGTTTGTTGCCCCAGAGCTTTAGCAGAATTAGTAATTTGCTTAGAGAGTGTCTCCTGAGGCTTCGCTATTTGCGATTTAAGTGATGCTAGTTCTTTCTTGCCCTCAATGGAGCCAAAGAGCTTGGCGTTGCCGTGAAGGGAATAAGAAGAAGCTTCATTGACTAGCGCTTCTGCTTGAGCGAATTTCTCTTGCTCTATTAGTAATAAGGCATCCGAAGTAATAATACCACGGAGCTTCGTAGAACGTCCCTTGGGGGAGATGCCTAGGGCTTTATATTCCTTGATTGCATAATCAAGACCGACTGCAACACCTTTCTCTTTGATTTGAGTAGCGGCATCTGCTGAAATAAACATCTCCGTCTGTTCTTCAAGGTTTTTGGTATATAGAGCAGCCGCCTCATTTTGCATGTCATCCACAAGGGCTCCCGAAAGTGCTCTTAGAGCTTCCTCGCGGTGTGCGTCTCCCCCAAACTTATCCATTAAATCTTGGTCAAACCTTTGGCGTTCTTCTGTTAAACGTGTTGTGAACTCATTTACAGAGGCAAGCCTTTCTTGTTCTGAGTTTCCCGTAGGGAGAGACTGATTACCTGCTAAGCTTAAAAACTGCTCTCTCATCTTGTCTTTATTTACAGCAAAGTGTCTTTTTGAGATAGCATATTGGTAAGCTTTATTGTAGCCAAGGATGCCTTTAGCTTCCTCATCTTGCATCGCGTCCGCAAGATCAGCTCCCGATACCTGAGAAGCAGCTTCCGCTCCCATCGTCTTAGCAATGTTGTTTACTTGTCCTAGGACTTGAGGTGTTTGTCGCAATGCTTGCGCTAGTTGTAACGCCGAGTTGGTCTTAGGGGTTGCCTGTACAGCCACGCTATACTGTCCCGCACGTTGTACGGCTGGTTGTAGCGCTGGTGTTCCTAGGTCTAGTGATACTTGCTCACGACTGTCGGAGCCTCCAAGGAGGGATTTAAGAGTTTGTTTCTTTGCCATTATGATTTAAGAGCTGAATAAGTTGAGAGACCTGTTTGAGCACCACTAAGAGCAGTTCCGAGGTAATCAGGTTGTTCGATAGGCTTGTTGATACGAAGCAGATTGTTAGTGAATCCTAGTCCTGCATCTTGAAGCTGTAAAGTACGATTAACGTCATTCATCTGTAGCTGTTGGGTGTTAGCGAACCTGTAGTCAGCCTCTTCACGAGTTAGGTCGTTGATAAGAGCGTCAACACTGAGTCCTGCTACTCCTGCTTCACCAGCACTCACACGAGCTGTTGAACGAGCTTCACGGGCTTTCTTGGTGGACGCTTGGATGCGCTGGGCGGCTGCCACTTGCTCTTGTCCTTGCTGGGTGCGCATAGAGGACACCTCGCGGAGGTAACGTTCACGTTCGGCTGCCGAAGCATTCTTTTGGACTTTCGCTTGGGTTTTTGCTTGTTGGCGCTGACCCATTAGGGAAGCTCCAGCCGTGGCTACGCCTAGTGTTGTAGATATAGCTGCCACTCCTACCGCTGCTGCCGAAGCTTGCGAAGCGCCTAGGGCGAGTCCGATTGATACTGGTTCACACATATTATTTAGAGGGGATTATAAATTCAAAGAAGGGTTGATTATTAAAGGTAAGTTTACGAATGAAGATTGCTCCACAGAATTTGAGCCACTTTAGGGCTGTTGAGTTTTTCTCATGGACAAAGTTAAAGGTCGCACCATAAGGCTTGGTTAGTCGTTGCGTCCACTCACGGGACGCTTTGAGGAAGTCGTAGGCGTTGTCAGAGACGCTCTCTGTGCCTAGACACCAGATGTACGCTTGGTTCTCTACTTGACCTACACCGAACATAGCAAAGGGAACCCCTTCACCGTCTAAGGCTGTCAGGGTAACGTCATCACTCTCAAGAGCACTCAAGAGCGACTGACGGGGCTCGTGGCCCATACAAGCTATCTCTATCTGGTCTGCTCTACGCATATACGGATAGATACGCTCTACGTGGTCGTGGGTAGCCACCACTACGGAACACTCTCCGTGTCTACTGAGCACTTTATCCATATTATTTTTTACGGCGTTTGTAGGCACGTGTTAATAAAGGCTTAACGTAATGAGGGAGTTTTTCCTCATAATATATTATTTTGGCGTTAAAATAAGTGACGACTTCATCTAAGATGGAATCTAAGTTGTTTTCCTTAGAAGTCTCTAAAACAACAGACGTTGCTATATTTTTAAGTTCAGCAGGAAATGCCTTTTGGTTGATATTTAGACCCAAGCTGTAAATTGTTGTTAGATTGTTTCGTTCTACTAAAATACCGCCAATCTTTTTATCTTTTACATATAAATCGTTTGGGTCTTGAAATTGGATGTCTATACCGAACATCTTAGAGAATAAGGTGCTTAGCTCTATTCCGAGCTCTTTTACAGCTATCTTACGCGCCTTCATTAAGCCTCGTCTAGTCACTCGAAGAGATAAAAATAAGCCGCCTAACTCTGAGTGCCATTCTTGGTCTGGCTTACTGGTTACACCTTTCGTTTGACGCTCAGCTACTACTAATATGTCCTCTCCCTCTACATCCTCTAATACATAAGAGTGCGTAGAGTTTATCTCTTTAACTTTCAAAATATTCATAGGTTTATCCATATCGGTTAGAGCGGGTGTGAACAAAGGATTCAAACTCGGCGTTTTGGAAGGTACTCGGAAGAGCACTCTCGTTCTCGATGGTGATAGTTGTATCTTGTGCTTTGGTGAACACAGGGAAGCGATAGAAGCCACTGTCGAGGCTAAGGGAACCAAGTACAGAGGAACCTACTACATCAGGAGTAAAGGTGTTCACGTAGGTATCACGGAACTTAGGGGTCACACAAACTTTAAAGTAAGCTGACTTAGCAAAGTAAAGAGAACCGTTCCTAATCATCAGCTTGGCAGCATTAGAGGGACTCTTTCCGTTCCCTGCTTTAGCTTTGAAGAGCTGCTCAGAGAACGTATACTTCATTGTATAAGGGATACCTACCCAGACAGCCGTATCGGTTGACACAGGACTGCTAAGGGTGACCGTAGCGCCACTATTGGTGCAGTTAAGGGCTAACCCATCAGTCGTATAGACCTGTACGGTATTGTCCGCTGGGGTGTAAGGAAGGGTTATGGTAGAGGAGCCATTGGTGACTGTATTGGCTACTCGCATATCAAGGTGAGTAACGTAACCAGCAGCGTCCGATAGACCAGACTCCATAGGCATCTCTACGAGGTTGGTTTGTCCGTTGTTGGTGATGACTGCGTAGAGGGTAGAGTCAATGAACTCGATGCCTCGTATCTCACCAGTAAAGGTGAACTTAGACCAAGCACTCAGGACTTTCTGTTGATTGCTCCAGAAGTAATTGTAAATATATAGTGAGCCTGTCTCGTCCCCAGAAAGAAGGACAACAATGTTTTCACTAGAAGAGCCTACCATCTTCTTAACATTAGAGGGAATGTAAGCGGGAACATGTTCTGCTATATCCGAGGAGTCAAATGTATCGGTAGTAGCATTAACTGTGTATTCTCTTATTCCTGTAAATGAGCCCTTACCGTACGGAAAGTAAATGTAAGACCCAAGTGCAATAGGCTCAAACCCGTCTACCATTTCAAAGTTTGTGACGGGATTGATAGATACTGTTTTACTAGTGAGCAAGTCGCCAGACTTCAAGGCAAACTGTCCTGCCTCAGAGAAAAGAATTAAATTCTCTTGGAAGCCCACCGCTGAACTAATATTGACCACGTTTTTACTGGACACGCGCACATCAATAGGAGCTGAGTCCAGTAAAGTAGAGACGGTAGTGCGAAAGAAGTTAAATAACTCGCCAGCCTCTGAAAAGATAATAGCATCTCCGCTGAGAATGCCTAAGCGATTTCGGTGTACAAATAGTCGGTTGATTTTTTGCCCGACGAAAGAAGGCATAGGGTTTGCTTTATCATCTCCAGCTTGTCTTAAGCCCAAAGGGGCTTCTTTTACGACAAAGGAGTTTAATTCATCATTAATAAGTCGATGAGGAAAAGTGCTTTTATCTATCCCTGATGAAATATCAAAGCCAGCTACTTCATTGTAGGAACCAGTACCGAAACCACTCCCATCTGCCGTTTCAAATTTAACGTAGTAGTCGTCCTGAGCCAGCTCCGTGTCTCCGATAATTTTGATTTGAAAATTATTAAAGTTACGTAGGGGCAGGTCAGTAATGCTTGCTACTTCGGTATAAGCTAAGGAAAGACCTTCATCCGCTAAACCATCTGAAGTAGAGATAGTAAAGGACGCGCCATCATCGCGTTTGAATTTTATGACACTTCCTCGTCTGCTTCTATCAAAAGCGGCGGGAAAAGAACCAGAAATACCGTTGTTCGTACCTCCAGTGCTTCCTGCGAAACCTTGAGCGATGCGCTCGGTTGATGCATTTTGTCCGCCTCGGGTTCCATCTGCTGGCCCTGAGGTTACAGTTAAAGTTGTAACACTATTTGAGGATGTCCCTCCGTAAATCGAACTAGACCCTATGACATCGAGAAGCACCCACGTGGTCGTATATACCGAAACCGAAACGGCTGTTACTTCCCCAGCGCTATTTGTAGATATAGTTAAAGGAATAGACGTAGTGGCCCCAGTGGAGGAGGAGGTGAATCTTAAAGATAAATAATTTGAATTATTAGTGAGGTTGGAGGTATAACCGCTCCCCGCTTGGCTAATGTCAACGCTTGAGACTTTAAGGCCAGATGGGCCTCCGACGTTGAGTGCATATGAATCGCCTGTTGTAATCACATAAAACTCTTGTTGTGTCCCTGTGCCCTTGAGGTCTACGGGAACCGTGTTCACCAAAAAGACCGCCCCTTGCTCACTGCCATCACCGAGGGCCACTTGATACCGTTTTTCATAGTCTCCTTGTATAACAGTAACAATAGCTTCTTCAACTAAAGCCTCTGTTTTTTCTGTACTTTTTTCTACGGTTACATTTTTATTAACAAAGAAAGTGCTGTCACCTACTGATAGCGCGTTAATAGTCTTTTCGGGTGAAGCAGTGGTGTACAAATAGTGGTCTGTAGGGATTGTCCAGCCGCTCGTGTATTCTACAGCATTATACCAAATCCCCGCAGCAGCTCCTGAAATAATGTTGTAGGCATACATCTTAGTTCCTGTGTGTATGACTACATATCTCTCAGTCTCACTTCTATTAACAAACTGAACTAAACTGTCATCTTCAATAGCCGTATCTAACAACTTAGCGATGTGCCGAGTGTTAGGGCGTTTCTTCAAGCCTTCTGCAACAGAGCTAAGAGCGTTTACTTGCTCCTCGCACTGTCCATCAAAGCGTGTAGCATCTGGTTGTTGAGAGACACCTTGGATAAGGTTGGGAACACTGGTGTTAATTAAAGCCATTGTTTATGTAAGGTCGTAGTTGCGATTAAGACCAATTCTGGCGGCCATATCGTAGTTGTCAAATATAGTTCGGTCAGAGCTTCCGCTGTCAAATTCAGTGAGAGCAGCATAAGCTTTGTATTCATCACGAGCGATTAACGCTTCTAGTTCACGAGAGCCAACAACTCGTCCTTGGAACACACGGGATGCTTGCAAGGTGATATAACGTCGAGCTGGTTCTGGTAGGGACTCCCAATCTAGGAGACGTGTCTGGTTCACCTTGAGAGCTTTGGTGAACGATTGGGTGTTATTGGAACGGTCAAAGAGACTTAAACCACGCTGTACGACATCTATTGATGTGTCGATGGGGTCTAGCTCAAGGATGTCCTCTGATAAAGTTATGGAGCCATCCCCAGCAGGTGCTAGGGTGACGTTTACTTCTGTGTTGAATTGCCAACCCTCTGACTGAACGGAACGACTAATCTCATCAAGAGCAGAGATAGCAGTAGCAGCGGAAACAGGGAGTGCGTTGGTGTTACTGATACTGTTCACAGGGCTTTCACCAATGTGTCCTAGCATCGAATTAACTGCTTCTAGTTTGGAGGTCAGAGTGGGCATATTACTTCTATATAAAATTAAAGGGAGTTAAAAAGAGACCCCAAGGGGATTGCCCAAGGGGTCTCAGAATTAATACGGGTATTGCTTACGCAGGGAGAACCTTAACGGCACACTCTGGACGAAGAGCACCGTGGCCCATTGCATATTTAGCAACGAACAGAGTACCTTGACGTTGAATCTGGTACTCGGACTCAGTAGCGAGGTCGAGCAACTTAACAGTACCGATAGCTTCCTTAGTACCTGCAAGGAAACCCTTGGCAGATGCAGTGCCGCTAAGAGCGGAGAAGTCACCATTGTAACCAGAACCACCAGCACCGAACACGTCATTGTTAGACGAGCCATCACCAGTTGCAACAGCCGAGTCATCACCGAGACCGATGATTGAATCAAGGTGGTTGCTCTTGAAGAGGTTGATACCAGCGACCTGAGCAATCTTACCAGTTGCAACATTACCAACACCACCTGTGTCACGATTGATCGCAACGTTGTCAGCAGTGAGGAGAGTGTAGTACTGGCTTGGAGTGAGGACTGCGAAACGACCTTCATCAGGAGCGTCTTTCTCGTCAAGCGAGCGAGCAACAGCATACAGCGAGTCAACAAGACCAGCAGCAGTTGTAGTAGTAGCACCAGAGATGCTTGTACCACTGTTACCACCGACTTGAGAAGTACCACCAGCAGCAGCGAAGAGAGTCTTCATTGTTGCGATGTCGAAGCGTTTAGCAAGAGCCTTTCCAAGCTCCTTAGCGTAGATGCTACGGACGTCGTAGTGGTTCTTGAGCTCGTCAATGTTAGCAATGAATGTCGAAGCAATCAGAACGTCATCAATGTTGATGGTGCGCTCAGCGTGCTTGATAGACGAGAGGTAACTATTGCTTGCATCCACGATGTCTTCACCGACAGTGTGGTACTTAGCGTCAGCGATACCTGTAACAGGGAACTGAGCTGTTTTACCAGACTGAATGGTGCGAACCATGTGGAGGTCTTTCATGATATTCTGCTCCTCGAAAGTAGTCAGAATTTCACCAGAGAACACTTTGAGGAAGAGTGCGTTATCAGCAGCAGTGCTGCCGCCGACGGCGCCGATTTGTCCCAAACGGGACGGACTTGTATTAGCCATTATATATTTTCTTTTTGAGTTTGTTTACTTTGAATGTAACTCCCAGAGTGGGGTTACAGGTTAGGTGTTCTTACTCACTTGGTTCACGCCTAGGTTATCCTCCTCGGAGGGCCTCTTTGCTACTTCTTGTGTCTTGGAACGAAAGTTGTTGATGATAGGTAGAGCCTTAGCTCGATACCTGTTTAAATTGGTTTGCTTCTGGTCAACCTTAGGGTTAGCCACTCGTTTCCAAGCGCCACCTCCACCGTTCCAGATGAACAGCAGGTGGTCTGCTGTGGGGTCTATACCGAGTGAGCTGATATGCTTTGCGTAGTGCCTCAGAACTACATAGGCAAGGTGCTCACTGAACACAGGGTCAAAGGCGTCCGTATGAGTGGCGTTGAGTCCTGTTATACGGTTGTAATCTTCTACCATTACTTTGTGTATCTGGTAGTGTCCGTAAGCTGCTCCATCGTCACCCACAACATCGTGAGGGCTATTAGGATACACTTCCCACTGAGGGATAAGCTTAACGAAATCTTTAAGGGTGATGCTGGTTTCCGCTGGGCAACAGCCGAGCAGTGCTAGCGATGCTAGGATATATTTAATCATTTTCTAAATCATTCACGTAGTCGAGGATGCTCCCGATGGTTTCCCGTTCAGAGGAGCTAAACTCGTATTGGTCTAGCTCCTCGATGAACTCAGGAATCCTGCTTTCTCTTAGTGTCACGCACCCACTCATTAATACGAGCGCTGTGCTTAGTGTGACGACGAGAGGCAAGTTCTTTAACATATGCTGTTCTTAATTGTAGAAACATCGCTCCAATCTTAGGGAACGCTATTAGTAGCTGAACGATAAGACTAATCACTTATCTTTAGCTTTACCGACGTTAAGAGCGAGCCAGTCTAGGACTTTATAAGCCTTGGCTGCTACAGCATCGTCCTTTGGGGTTGGAGTGAGGGCAGCAATAGCAGAAGCAGCAGCTACGATAGCCGTTGCAACCACAAGGAAGTTGTCTGCATTAGAGACGAGGTAAGAGATAATTTCAGTCATAGGTTACTTTTTATGTAAGGTTAAAAGGAGGACTCTAAACGTTAAGGT